AGTAATCTTGATCCAAAACTATTAATTCTTCTAAAATTATTATAAATAGATGGTAGCCAAGCATCAGCATTTGTAAAATCAACAAAAGGTTTTATAGCATTTCTAGTAAGTGCATTGCTATCAGCAAAATTTGTAACATCTTGACCATTAATGTTTCTTGAAACTCTTCTTGCATCTTGAACCATAGCAGCCCTGTCTAAAACATTTTCATTAACTTTGAAAGCTTTACCTGCAACATTAAAAGCATCTCCTAAAGACTGATACATATAAATAAATTGTTTCCACCCTTTAATAAATTCTTCAGTATTAAATTCTGGTCTAAAAACTTTTTTACCAAAACTATCAGTAGCTGTAACTTTAAATGCACCAGCAGATTGTGTTAATGGTTTTATAAGAGTATTAAGACCTGTTGATAAAATATTTACTACGTGTGTAGGTGGTCCACTTAAAATTGAGTTAATGTATATCTCGTTAGTAAACTCTACACCTCTTTCTATAAATCCTTTTTTAATCATTTTCTTTAAAACCTCTGGATTACCACCTGCTATGTGTAGATATTTAGTCAATCTAGTTAATGATAAAGCTGCTTCTTCATCACCTTTTTCGACCAAATCAAATATTTTATTAAAAGTCTCATCTATCTCGTCAACACCTGTATCTTCAATAAAGTTTCTATTTATTGAATTTATATCTTCAGTACCAGAACGAACTCCAAAATCTTGAGCAGTTGTTTTTGCATCTCTTAAACCACCAGCAGCCCTTCTTGCTCCTAAAGATTGTGATGTTAAAGAGCCAACTCCTTTATTAAGATAAACAAGGCCCTTTAATACTTTGGTTTCTTCTATAAAATCACTTCTTATTTCTTTTATAGCATCAAGGTTTTTAGTAACAATAGCATTATGTAAAGCTACGGATAGGTTATATACTTCTTCACCATTCTTGTTCATCATTTGATTCACAGAAATGGTTGTTGCAGGCAAATATTGTGGATTGTTTATTATATTTCCTTTTCTTGTCTTTTTAAATGGACCAAATTCCTGTAAGAAAAATCTAGCAGCTTCTAATGCTTGTCCTCTTGATTGTCTTTGTGAAGCATTAAACATATCTTGTAAAGAAACAGATCTAGCCCATTGTCCAAATTCATCAGTATCTCTAAAGTATTCACTTAAATTTAATAAACTTTCTCTTAAGTTTTGTATTCCACCTCCTGTAATTTTAGGATTAAATGTAGATTCTATTTTCTCACCAACTCTTGGTGTTTGTGTTTTATCTCCAATACCTTTTCCTTTTTTAACATCTAAAGGTTTAATAAGATCTATAACCTTTTCATCTAATAATTCATTACCAGCCTGGTCTATACCTAGATCTTTAAATTTTAATCGTTGTTTTGCTTCTAAAGTTCTTAAGGCTTCTGGTGCAAGCTTTGAATTTCTAAATGCTTTAAGACCTACAGACAAACCTGTTAAAGCTTCTCCTATAACTGCACCACCAAAAGCCTTCCTAAGTCTTGCTTCTATTGGTGATATATCATCTTCTGCTTTAAATATTGATGCAGGCATTTTTAAAATATCCACAACAGGTTCTAACATACCTTCATAAGAATCAACCATGTTATAAAGATTTTGTTCAAACGGATCTTCTACTACAAAATCAGTAAGAAAACCTGCAACAAGGTTTCTTGTCCAAGGATTTTTTATACCTTTAAGACCTTTGGTAAAGATACCCATAGGTAATAAAAATTGAGTAATAGCTTGAGGAATTTGATAAAAAGCACCATCATCTTCTCTTTCAAAATTACTTGTATCGATTAAATCGTTATTATCGTATGGATTGCCAGCTAAATAATCATAAATATCATCAACAAATTCAACAGTCTCATTTATAGCTCTTACTGGACCTGTGATAGCACCTCTTATTACTTGTGAAGTTGCTGTTTTGGAAATTTGCTTATCTGTTTCTTCTTTCTTTTTTATACTCTCATTTACAATTCTTGATCTGTTTTCTAGAATTTCTTCAAAACTTCTTTGATTACCTAAAAATTTATTATCAAAAAAATCAACAACTTTAGCTTGCGTTTTAAATATATTCTGATCTAAATTTGGTGTAAAAGATTTTTGTTCAATTCTATCTAACAATGATTCTGTATTGCTTTTAATCTGTGTTGTGTCTAACAGAGTTTCATCTTTTTCTTCTTCATTGTTTAGAAGACTATTGATGTTGGAATCAGTCATGTTTAATCAAGAAATTTTTTGTATCTAGCGTCAGGAGCTTCTGTTTGTCCATCTTTAGAATAGACACCCCAAGCTAAATAACCATTACCTTTAAGTGCTTGTGTTTCATCAAACACTAATTTAGCAGCTATAGCATTAAGTACAGGGTCATATAGAGCTTCATTATTATCTATACCAAGTTTTGGTTGTCTGTCATTACCTAACTCCATACCTTTGTAGTTGTACATATTTATTTGAAATAGACCATAAGATGCTTCTGGATCTTTTTCTGTACCACCATAAAAAGCATTTACTTTATTAGCTGATTCAGCCATAGCAATAGCAGTCATTATTTTTGCTTGCTCTGCTGTAAAGCCTGCATTAAGTAATAACTTATTTATTTGTTGCTTAGTAAGAGGTTGTTTTTTATCTGTCTTTAACTTTATTTCTTGTCTTAATTTATTTAATTCTACTTCTGGTAACTTATTTTTTGTTTCTGTTTTATTTGGAGTAGTATCTTTAACCATTGGCACAATTAATTCTTGACCTGGTTTTATTAAGTTTGGATTAGTTATATTGTTTGCTTCTATAAAAGATTTTAATGGAACACCAAATTCTTTTGCTAATTCACTTAAAGTATCTCCTTGCTTAACTTCAACGGTAGTAGGTGTATCATTAGAAAAAGCACCAGGTTCTATACCTTCAGTCATTAAATTTCGTAAAGGTTCATATACTTGTGATTTTCCAAAGCCAAATCCATATTGACCTGTCATCAAAAATTTAATTAAACGATCTGCTTCTGCTTTTCTTCCAAACAAATCAACACCAGTTACTTTATTTTTTTCTTCTTCAATCATATTTACTAAATTAGTAATATTTTCTTTATTTACTCCACCCATATTTTGTAATTGATTTAAAAGTCTTTTTTGTTCATTACCTAATGATGTATTACCAAAAAAGTCTCTTTGATTATTGTTTTCTTTACTTGTTGGTACACCTTCTAAACCTTTAGGAATAGAATCATTTTCATCTAAATTGTCATCAACTTCTATTAAATCATTTATACCTTTAGTAAATTTATCTTTAAATTCTTTTTTTAATCTTTCATATTCAGTATTAAATTCATTTGTACCTACATTTGGATTGTCTAGTCTCCATCTTCTAAATTCACTTTTAAATTCTTCAGTTAAAATACCTCTTAAAGATGCTAAATCTTCACTTAATATTCTGCTAAATGCTTGTGCATTTTTATCATTAGATAGAATATCTTTTGAAAATTTATCAAACTCAGTAAAATATCTATTTAAAGGAGTTAAAATACCAGTATCAACAGTACCAGCAAGTTTTAATAAATTAGTGAGTCTTGTTACATTTACAGATGAAGGTGGTGTTCTTGGATCATTAAACCATTCCATAGCTGCAAGTCTTGAATCAACAAGAGTTCCATAGGTATTGTTTTGTATGTTAAATAACATCTGTGCATATCTTTCATTTGTATCACCGTCTAAAGCTGAAGCGTTTGATCCTATATTTGCTGCTCTCAAAGGATTATTTAATTTAATATTTCTTAAAAGAATATTGGCTTGTTCTGCATTACCTTCTTCTAATAATTGTCCAAATCTCAACATGTCATTATCTAATTGTTTCTCTCTGATATTCTTTATCTTTTGAATATCTCTGTTATCTTGTGCTGCACTATAAGTTTCTATTTCTACTCTTAATTTATTTTTAAAAGCTTGGTAATCTGGATGATTAGTTAAATTTAATTTACCACCAGGTCCATACGGAAATAAATTTGCAGATTCTAAAAGTTCTAATGCAAATTCAGCATCTCTTGTTTCATAACCTATTTCTGTTGCTTTGTTGTAAATACTTGTTAAAAGTCTTTTATTTAAATTTGATCTTTGTTCTTGTGTTAATCCAAGTTTATTAATATCACTTTCATAACCTTTAATTGCATTCATAAGTAAAAGAAAAGTATTTTTATTTAAATCATCAGATTCAGGATCTAAGGTAGCAAAAGTTAAAACTTGATTACCTAATTCAACAGCTTGCGATTCTAAATTTTGTAATTGAAGTTTTTGGTTTTCTGATAAAGCAAATTGATTTATTTTTTGTTTTGCATTTATTAAATATGGTAAAAATTTTCTATTAAAAGTATCTTCATCTAAATTGCCTACAGCATCAACAACTTGATTTATTTCATTGTTTTCCCAATTCCTATATTCAGTAGAATTTATATCAAAAGTTGATAGTGGTGATCCATTTATTAAAGTACTTTTGTAAGAATTTTTTAATCTTGTTTCTAAAGTACTTCCTAATATCTGTGCTTTACTTCTTCTAAAAGCTCTATCATAAAAAATATTACCACCTATCAATTCGTCAGATTTTAATATTTTTGTTGCAGTTTTAAAATCATTTATGTCTCCATCAAGAGCATCATTTACAGCTTTTTGTGCTTCTCTTTCTGCTTCTTGTTCAATTTTAGTACCAATAAACTTTTGAAGATTAGGATTTACAGCAGCCAATGTTTCAGCTAAAGACTCAATACCACTTTTAGGTTGAACACTAGGGGG